TCCTCTAATGGTTCTGCATCGGCATTGGGAACATTCAGTGCTAATATTGATACCACCACTGTAAGATTATATTTAAATCAAACGACTGCTAACTCTTCTGTTAAAATTGTATCAAATTTAATAAAATAAGGTAAAAAATGGCAAATACAAATTTTAAAATCGATAATGGATTAGTTGCTAACGGCGATTCGACTTTTAATGGGAATGTTGCTATAACTGAGCACATTTCTATTACAAAAACATTAACTGTTAACAGTGATTTAACTGTTGTTGGAAATTTAACTTATAGTAATACTTCTATCAACGGTTCATTGATACCAACTACTCCTGTTCCTCTGGGTAATACAACAAACAGATTTTCGCACGTTTATGCCAACAATTTGTTTATTTCAAATTCCGCGATAGATGCAAACGGGGCTGTTATCAATTTAACAGCACAGTCTGGTATTATTGCAAACTCCACAGGTTTATATGTCAATGCTGGGTCTATCGCTGTAGGCACTCTGAATATAGGTAGCGGTGGTACAAATGCAACATCCAGTAATGCTGCATTAAATAATCTTTTACCTTCTCAAAATAATTCAGTAATCAGTTACTTCCTGAAGACCGATGGTACAAATCCATCTTGGATTGATGGAATTGGTTACACAGGATCCGTAGGATATACTGGGTCGATAGGTAATGTTGGTCCAACAGGTCCTACTGGTGCTACTGGTTTCACTGGTTCTGTGGGGTTTGTCGGATCTACTGGGGCGATTGGCTATACCGGATCAAAAGGCGATACTGGATCAGCTGGTGGTACTGGTTTTACTGGATCAACAGGTGCTGCTGGTGCTACTGGTTTCACTGGATCAACAGGTGCTACTGGTGGAGCAGGTAATAATGGTGCAACAGGTGCAACAGGTGCAACTGGTGCTGCTGGTGGTACTGGTGCAACAGGTGCTACTGGTTATACTGGATCAAAAGGTGATACTGGTGCAACAGGTCCGGGTGGCGCAACAGGTGCGGCTGGTAATAATGGCGCAACAGGTGCAACAGGTGCAACAGGTGCTACTGGATCGCTAGGTAATACTGGTGCTACTGGTGCTACTGGTTTCACTGGATCGGGTTACGGCACATCAGCAAGTGTGCAAATGGGTTCTCTGGGTGTGGGTACACCAGCAAGCGGTACAACGGGGGAAATAAGAGCAACTAATGAAATCACTGCTTATTATTCTTCCGATGCTAGATTGAAAGAAAATCTTGTAAAAATACCAAATTCAATTGAAAAAATATCTCTGATTAATGGCTATTACTTTGATTGGAAAGACAGTTTTATAGAGAGTAAAGGTGGTGAAGATGGTTATTTTGTAAGAAAACAAGATGTTGGTGTGATCGCTCAAGAAATACAGCATATTTTACCAGAAGTGGTTGCTACAAGAAATGACGGATATTTGGCAGTTAAATATGAAAAAATCATACCTCTGTTAATTGAATGTATAAAAGATTTAGTGCAAGAAATTGAAATTATAAAGAAAAAGATATGACGATATCCGCTACTAATATTTCGTTAACCGCAATACGCAATGAATTTGTTTGGAATGGGTCAAACAGGTATAATGGTGCAGCCGCAGTGGCGTATGTTAACACCCCTTATAAGATCAGCGACTTTGCTGCCGGTGGGGAAGTTGTTCCGAAAAATGATGGTTCATTGAGCGGTATAACACGATATAATGCACTTTCAAACTTTGCTTTTGGTGAATTTGCTAACATAGCAAAACCAGTTTTGTATCTGCAAAGTTATGATGAGCAGGGTGGATATGAAATTTCTAATGAACAAAATCAAACTGGAAACAACAGGGGTCTTGCTGGTATCAGATATCATAGAGATGGATATGCTGAAGTTGTTAATGATGATGGTAATGGCGGAGATACAAATACAGGGATCGGTGACTGGATAACTGACGGGTATGAGGATTATGATAACGAAGAATATGAAATAAAACTTGAGCAAACAGGTAATAATGGTGCTGGGATTCAAGGTAGTACAAACAATTCATGGTTAAAATTAAATGACAGTCCATATTGGTATGTAGAGGAAACATATATTAGTAATAATATTTCTGCGTCTGGATCTACAGGTAATATCCAAATCAGACGTGCTCCAGCAGACGGTTCCACACCTTATATTGTAGATCAGGTAGATTATTATTTATATGCTGAAGTTGATGGCACCTAGTAATAAGTATGAAAATTAAAACAAACATAACATATCTTCAGGTGCAAATAAATCGTGGCAACTAAATCAAATCTAACAATAGATCAGGGTGCTAATTTTACAACATCAATAAACGTCACTGACGTAAATGATGTTAGCGCAAACCTTACCAATTACACTGGTGCTGCTCAAATGAGAAAGCATTATACATCTAATACTGCGACAAATTTTACAGTTGTAGTTTCGGCAAATGGTTTGGTTACGATGTCAATGAATGCTGCCGTTTCTAATACTATAACATCTGGCAGATATGTATATGATTGTGAAATTACTGCAAACACTGGCACAGTCACAAGATTGGTGGAAGGGATTGTAACAATAACACCAAACGTAACAAAGATTTAATATATGTCAATAAATGTTAAACTACCAACTGGAACAAATGTACAGGTAACGGTGAAAAACACTTCAGGGGTATTAGACGCAGGTTCTTTGAGTATAAAGAATTATGGCGCAAATGTAATAACTGGCGCCACATTAGTGACTGTTAATAATCAACTGAAAGCCAAAAAACTAGATGTTTATAATGCTGTAACATCAATCTTGCCTTAGAATTATCACCTTCTCATCTTTGCAATTTCTACAGCCATATTTGAACCTCTTGTAACTGGAACAGAATTACTTTTATGCATGGTGGCGATACCAATGATAAAATCCCCAGTGTAAACTTTACTTTCTTTCTTTTTCATTGAATCATTATTGAAAGTAAAATCCAAGGAAGGGTGTAAAATTTTACTATTGGCTATTTCAGTTGCAGCAGCAGACATTACAGGTTTATATTCAACAAATTTATGTTTTTGTTTAGAACAAGTAAATGCCTTGGTTTTTCTCTTTCTACCGGATGAATGGTATCTGAGAGAATAATTTAAATTCATCATCCCCATTATCTATTCCTGGAATAAGTTTTTATTGTCTCGCCGTCAGAATCAATTAATTGAATAATTTCTTTTTCCTTTACTATTTTGGCAACTTCTATAAACTGTTTATTTAATCTGCGGGGTTTACCATAACCAAGCTCAGAGTAAATTTTTGCTTTATTTTCCTGCAATTTGGTCATTTTTATTAACAACATACCGTTTGGATTCCAGCATGTGCCAACGGAACAGCTGATTGCATATATTCACGATTCAGCATCACCACAGGCTGAAACCGACCGGATTCTGTACGGAAAACACAAACTTTATAAGAATTTGATTCAGTTGAATCAGGAAGATACTTTGATATTATCTTCATCACCCCTCGCTCGAGGTTAACTTCGGTGGCATAGGTTTTTGCACAGTCACTTAATTTCAATTTGTTCATATATTTTATTCCCTTTATTTAACTTTAACTTATAATACATTATAAAGTAATAAGGAAATAAAGTAAAGGATTACAACCCTTTATAAATCAACGACTTAGCTATAAATCATTATTTTTTTAAAATGATAATCTGCATCAACACCCAAAACACCTCCACAGAAAGCGTCACCGACCATTTCAAACCCAATTTCTTTTAAATAATCTACAACTTCTTGTTTTTTAGGTGCCCCGAAATTATAATCTTTGTGTTGTAACTCTAAGATTAAATCATCACAAGTTTTTAATGTTTCCTGGGATCCCTTTAAAATAGAAAGTTCTGAACCCTGTACATCCATTTTAATTAAAGTTGGTTTTGGTAAATTAAATTCAGACACCAAACTGTCAAGAGTTCGGGTTGTTCTCTTTACTTTTTTATCTTCACCAAACAACTGATCAGCTAGTGGGGATAATTCGGGATTTTCTTTATAAACAGAATTACCACCCGGATGTTCCAAATTTTCATAAAACTCAACAACATCCCCATCAGTATCACCTAATACATACCCAGTAACATAATTTTTTATATTTTTTTCATTGTATAAAAATTTAACAGAATCCATAGCTTCAAATGGAATTATGTTTGCGTCAGTCCAAACTTCTTTTGCCCTATTAAACCAATGCAAAACACAAGAACCAATATCATAAATTACTTTTGGTTCTATACCATCATGTTTCATTTTATTCAAATACTCAACATGTTGTGCAGGCAACAGCGGCATATCATGAAGCTCCACCAATCTTTGTTCAATTGAATTTTTTTGAGGCAGTTCTACTTTCATAGTAGTTGAACCGATATGCCCGCATAAGATAGATGAGTCACACCAAATAGAAAATCCAGCTTTCCTTGCCTTTCTACAAAAATCATTATCCTCGCTGAAAGTTTCATTATGATTTAATGCGTGGTGATATTCAAATTGCGGATAACCTATTTTCACCATAACTTCTTTTTTAACCAGAACACAACCAAACCCACAACCGCCAATCTCAGTTAATTTGTTATTTGTTACCTGATTTATAGACATCCTTTGCAAATTTTTATCATAAATTTCTATTAGTTGAATCGGCAGCCTTTGTCTATAAACACCGGAAACAATCGGTTTATCATGGGATAACATTTTTTCCAAAGTATCCGGCTCAAAGGTAATATCATGATCTACAGCAAATAGATAATCAAATCCCTGAACAATCCAATCTGCTATTAAATTTCTTACTTGATCTACCCTATAACCATAAAAACACTGAAAGGTGGTTTCATATCCTTTTGGTATTTTTAAATCATAGATACTTTTAAATGTATCAGATTCAATATACCTGGCGGTGGGTATTGCTATCAATATTTTTTTCATAAAGGTCTCAAATCAAATTGCCCTGGTTTAAATGGTGAGTTATTTAAAATTAAATTTGCATTTTTTGTTTGTTCTTTTGAATTAACTTTATAATCATTTAACGGATTGGCATCATTATAATTATATACTACATCAGATATACATAAAATGCTTTTTGGGTCTATATTTTCTACTATAGCATAAAATATACTAACATCACCACCAGCCTTTAACCATTCATCGGATTTATTTTTAAAAATAGAAACACCATTTTTCTCGATATAATCTTTTAACACATTTGCCCTGAATGTTCTAAAATGAGTGTATGGCATATTCCAGTTGAATCTATAATCTCTATAGGTTTTACTCTGTTTTATTTCTGGTGGATATTCCTGTGATATCAAGGGTATATTGTCTACAACAGACCAGCAAGAACCATAAGTAAATTCCACATCCCCTTGATAGATATTATTATACTTGTCAAATAAAGTTGGGTCATTAATCAACCAATCATCACCATCCAGTAACATCACAACAGTGGTGTTTGAGAGGGTATCAATAGTTGGTATCTGATTAAAAATAGCACCCATATTTTTTTCGTTTTTCATTAGAACAAATTTATCCCTAATAGAATATGGTAAATTTGCTATACACTCTTTGGCTATATTGTAAGTGTTATCTGTTGAACAATCATCAATGATTATCATTTCATAACTTTGATAATCTTGCTGGGAAACGGATTTTATACACCTCTGGATATATTTTTCTGCATTATACACAGGAGTGACAATAGTAAAATGATTGAAGGGCGGGTTTTTAGGTTCTGCCATTTCTTCAGCGTTCAAAAACCTTCTATTGAACACTTTTCTAACTCTGGAATTAATTTGTTGTGCTTTTCTATATTCTTCAACATCTAAAAATGCACCTAATTTTTTAAACAGATGTTGTTTCCATTGAATAGCCACTGTATCCCAAGTGCAGATATCTTTTATCTGATTACAAGCATACATTTTTTGTTGGTGTAGATATTTGTTATTATAAGCATCTATAACAGCATCTGTAAATATTTCAACTTGTCTATCTTTATTCAACCATGGCAATGACCAGTTCGGTTCAATTGGATAGGGTATTTTATAACAAGCCATATCAATAGCAGTTTCTTCTAGTGCACCATATCTACAAGTAATTAAAGGTGTATTGTGGGCAAGTGATTCTAATGTTGAAATTCCAAATGTTTCTGGAAAGGCAGCAGGATATATCATATAACTGGCTGAGCGTAATATACTTGATATTTCTTTTTGCGGTATGACACCAGTAAAATTAATTTTATCACCATATTCAGCAACCATTGATCTCCAGTCCATCTGCTGTTGATCCGGTGAAGAGTTTTCCCTGAATTTATAATAACCACCAATGACAGTTAATTTTGCTTGTGGTATTTTTTGGCTTACTCTTGGCCAAATATCCTTGACAAGCGGTATCATACCTTTCGTAACAGAAGCATTGAATACAAAAAGATTTGGATCTTTTTCCCTAACATCAATCCATCCAGGGTTCATATTACCAATACCATTTCTGGTCATGAAAATATGATTTTTTAAAACATCACAGTTGCGTCTTTTACCATGATTGCAATTTGTTATATAAGAGGTGTGCCAATCAGATAAAGTAAATATCTCGGATATTTTATTTTGCAGAACTAGATCTTCAATAAGGTCATCACCATCACAAAAGGTATCATGCATCCATAATACTCTATGTTTTGAATTGGCTAACATCAAATCAAAATTTGGCAGACCACCAATAAAATTTTTAAAACGTGCTTTAATTTCAGATGAGGCAAAAGCTGCAACTGATCTACTAGCAATCATCACATCAAATATATAATCCCTTTCAACTTCTCTCAGAGGTTTAAATGTGACATTATCATATACCCCTGGTTTTGTATCATCACTTTCACAGTCATTGAAAACGATGACCTCAAACCCTATTTTTGCTAATTCTTTAGAAATTAAAATTACAGCAGATTCAGACCCACCCAATCCTCTTTTCTCAAGTGTGGTACCGTCATAACATAACCCAAGTGTGTCTATTATAGCCAATCTCATTCAATTCTACTCATTATGGTGTCAACAATTAATTATACTAGTAATTGGAATTGATTAAAAGGGGTTTATAAATAATAACAATATATAGTGTTTAATAGCAGATATTTATCAAAACAGGTGCCAAATGGTTGACAAATTCCAAATAAAAAAAACTACTTTTAGTGGACTAACATCCAATACCACTATTTCATATTTGGCGATATAACAAACACATGGATTATATGAATATTGTAATTATTAGTCAGGTCGGGTAAAATGGAACAAAATATACGAGACCTATTGGACAGTGATTTATGTTCTTGTTCTGGATTTGTAATTACCAGAACATATCCAACATTACAAGATCTTCTAAATGATGTATCTCCGATAGGAATACTTCCTGGAGAATTTGCTCTCATAGATTCTGTTAATTTAAACGATCCAGATAATACAAAAGTATATCTGTGGAATGGGTCGGTGTATTCTTATGTTGTCACTTTATTAGATTTGCTTATACCCACAGATGTTCAAGAAACTACAACGGTTGCGGTTTCTGGTAATGGGTACACAGGATCGGCTGGTTTTTCAGGATCGTTTACGCTGTCAGCGTCTTACATAGAATATCCGTTCACCGCCACCGCATCGCAAACAACTTTTGCTGTCGGTGTAACAATGATATTGGTTAATGTATACCTAAATGGACTGCGGCTACTGCCAATAACCGATTATTCAATCAGTGGAACTAATATAGTATTAACAACAGGCGCGGCACTAAATGATATTTTGGCTGTGTTGGTATATTCTGATGATGCTTTTGGTTATACTGGTTCAGTGGGCAATACTGGATATAAAGGATCAGAAGGATTTAGAGGGTCAGAAGGATTTACTGGTTCAATTGGTGCTACTGGATATAAAGGATCTGAAGGCTATAAAGGATCTGAAGGATATAAAGGATCTGAAGGATATAAAGGGTCAGAAGGATTTAAAGGTTCAGAAGGATTTAAAGGATCAGAAGGCTACAAAGGGTCAGAAGGGTTTAGAGGATCTGCTGGTTTCACAGGATCGATAGGCGACACTGGATATAAAGGATCAGAAGGTTATAAAGGTTCTGAGGGGTATGCAGGGTCAGAAGGATATAGAGGATCGGAAGGATATGCGGGGTCTGAAGGATATAGAGGGTCAGAAGGATTTACTGGTTCAATTGGTGCTACTGGATACTTTGGGTCGACAGGATTTAAAGGGTCAGAGGGGTTTAGAG